TCACGTATTTCATCTTTGTCTTCTTGATCTAGCCCAGGTGTTTGCTGAGCATACATGCGTAGTACATAGTGTACAAAAATGCAGTCGTTTTCTGTTAGTTTAAGTGTTTTTATATTATTTTGCATAGTTTTTAAGGTAATAGTTTAACATAAAGTTTAATCTTACAATAGGTGAATGTATAAGAGCACGAGCTTTAGTCATACCTTTTGATATATACAACTCTGAGCTTTCAGTAAATTCACCTTGTCTCATCCATACGCATCTATAATTCTGCTCGTATGTAGGATTTAGTTGATACGCTCTGTCTGCACCGTTTTGCTTACGTACATAACCTGACTTGAAACAAGCTAGCCTTAGTCTAGGTAAATCTTTTACTTTACACTTAGGATTACTGTGTTTAGTATAGTAATTTAGTCTTTCTTTACTGAAAGAAGGTACAGGAAACTCAAACTCACGAGTTTCATTTTTAGCCTGCTTCTGTGTTGTTACTTCTCTGATTCCGTAGTCAATAAGCATACGCTTCACGAACTGTTCTTCGAGCAGAAACTGCTCTTTTTGCCAATTTGTCATAGTGTTTTAATTTTATTGTTAGTATAATTCCACAGTCGGTTGTGAGTGAACTTTCTAGCCTTCGCAAAGGTAGATTTTTGACGAGTAGTACATTTTTTGTACTCACTGTCTGTAAGCCCACTGCACTGACCACTGTGTTCGTGCTTGCGTCTATGCTCCGCAGCGCGTAGTTTTTTCTGTTGTATAGAGTAATTGCATAGCTCTTTCATATTAGTTACTACCATGGTAGCTCGGTTTTAGGTACATAGGTAAGACCTTTGTAGTTAAACCACTCTGATTTACCTTCTTTGTCTTTATCTTCGTCGTATATGAAGCCGAAAGATTTTGGTAAATTACCTACGGTGTAACCTTTGTAAGTTGTATCGCCGAGGCGTATATGATTGTCTTTTAAGAATTTTATTTGTTGCATAGTATATTTTTTATTTGTTTATTATATTATCTGTAGTGTATCGTATTTAATTTGTGAAAGTGTTATATAAGAATATTAAGTATACTCCTGTTAAAAACACTACTGCTATTGTTAATAGCTTTTCTTTTGACTCTTTCATATTCTTTGAAAGCTTATATTGTTAGAGTTAAAAGCTAGTCTGTACTCTTTTACAAGGTAAAGAGCTGAGCTTTTAGTTAACGCTTGATCTATTATCTCTGGTTCATAGGTGCCATTACACCAATATATTATATTATATCTCATCGTATTCTCTTATTTTACCTTTGTCATTACTTTCCATAAATTCTTTACCGAACATTATTTCAAATAATTCTTTTTTAGTTATTTCTTGTTTTGTAATTGGGTGTAAGTATTGCATAGTTTACTTATTAATTTAGTTAATTGTTCCGTCTTTGTGGTACATCCACTCGATATTATTTAAAGAAAATCCTTGGTCTATAATGAAGTCTTCACAAGCTTCTGTTTCCATATTATAGTCAAGTAAATCATATTGATATACTTTACCATCGCTAAAATCTAGTATTGTTATGTGCATAGTTATGAGTTTTTTACTATATTATCATTTATTACTTGTTGTAATTCGTCTCTTGTTATCTCACCTTGTAGTTGCTTCAGTATAAGGTAAGTCATATCTATTTGTACGCCGTTAGGCAAAGTTTGTATATATTGCATAGTTAATCTCCTTTATAAGTTAATGTTTTATAGAACTCGCCTGCAGCTTTTACAGATAGCTCTTCAAGCTCTTTGTACTCAGCTTCGTTTGCCATTTGGTCATCTCGCCAAGCAGTGATCTCGTCAAGCGTACCGTAGTTGGTACAGTTACGTATAGTGCACTTGTAGATATCTTTATCTGGAAAGTGCGGATTTAAGTGTTTAATTATTCTCATAGTTATTTAATATTAGTGGAGTGTAGAAGAATCGAACTTCCCTCACACACGTGCGCGATTTACCTACTAGCGCTATAGAGTTTTTCATCTATATTAAGTACGCCACGATTTACTGCCGAGCCATTCACCCCGTTATTTTAATAGAAGTCATAGTATATATCTAACACTTTAGACTTTTGCTCGTCAGTTAGTTTAGTATAATGCTTGTCGAATAATCGCCAAGATATTTTTAGTAGTGTATATGATTTAGTTGACATAGTTATTAATTTATTAGTTATTATTTTATTATATTATCTTACTATTTTCGTATTAAATTTGTGTTACCTCCAAGTAGTCTCGTCAGGTGCACTACCTAGCTCTACTTGAATTTTGAAGTCAGAAAGCTTTAAGTTCTTGATTTTGAATACAATAGTGTGAATGAATTTTCTCATTTTAATTAGTTTTAAAGGTGTATATTTGTTTTAGTGTGTAAAAGAGCGGTAATGTATTACACTACCACTCTATGTTTGTAGCGATTAAAGTATTACTTTATCTCGCAATATTACAGGTATTGAAGTGCTACTTGTGTAACTTTTGTACTTTTCGAAGCAAGGCATTGACTCGAGCTTACTTTTCATTATATCATACACTTTGTCATGATTGTAAGTTACTTGTTTACCGTTTTTGAAAGTTACTTCAATTACTTGATTTTTACCTATTAGCGACTTTCTTACTACGAAGCGCTTTGAAATTAAATTTTGCATAGTTATTTTATTTTAAGTTTATATTATTATTTTTTAGTTTCATTTATATTATCTGTAAGCGACCGTATTTAATTTGTGCAGAGCGAAGTGCTATACACACGAGTGTGCTATACACCCGCGAGCGGGCTTTGACTTCCGCGTAGGGCGGAGTCTACTCTTCCGACCCTATTTCAAAGCCAGGCTTTATTACTGTGACATAAGCCTACTAAGTATATATTAGTAGCAGGCTATTGTCACACTTTTAGTAAATACTACACGAGTTTTTTGTCGCGTAGTATTACTGGTACTGAAGTACTTGAAGTATATGATTTATATTTTTCGAAGCAGTTCATTTTGTTTAGTTTATCTTTCATTACTTCGTAAGCTAAATCATGATTGTATGTAAATGATTTTCCATTTTTAAATGTTACTTCAATGATTTGATTTTTTCCGATTAAAGATTTTCTGATAACGAATCTTTTTGATTTTAAATTTTGCATAGTATTTAGTTTTAATTATTATTATTAGTTTATTATATTATCTTTTTGTATTAGTATTTAATTTGAATTGTTTATATATTTTTAAATGTTATAAAGTTTTTTGTTAATAATTTTGAAATATCAATATTTGATGGATTATTTTGAATAATTAATTTATTGTTTATAAATTTAATATTAATATAATTATTGGTTAATAAATTTGTTGTTTGTTTTATTTGGAATTTATTTATTATATACATAGTTTATTTTATTATATTATCCTTATCACTCTGTATTTAATTTGAATGTGACGCGTAAAAGCTCCGACGTGTGTGTGAGGTTGAAGCCCCAACTTAGGTGTGAGGTTGATTACCTCCATGTTGTTTCATCTGGTGATGAACCCATTTCGATTACAACATAGTCAGACAATTTAAAGCTTGTAATTTTTAGAACGATTGTGTGTATAAGTTTGCTCATGATATTAAGTTTTATTTTATTAGTTATTTACATTTATATTATCTGATCAGAGGCGTATTAAATTTGTGCAGTAGCTAGTGGGCCCGGTCCAGCCCATAGCCCCAGCCCGGGGGCAAAAAGGCAAAAATTATAGGGAAAAATCCACAAAAAGGGGGGCCGTGGGGTTAAAATTATGCGTTTACGTAACTGGCTGGTAGTCAACAGGTTAGGGTATAGAGCTTTTACCCCCTATTTATAACAATATTTTTTAAAAACTATGACATTAGCCTATTAAAATATACTAGTAAGGGGCAATTGTCACATTATAGGTTAATATTAGTACCTTAAAACTTAAAATAACCATGTGATTAATAGGAATATAAACAAAAAGACGCATTATGGCACAAAAACTATCAGTTAGAGCTAAGCTTGCGAAGAAAAAACGCGATCTAGCAGCAGCTAATACAAGGCGCCGCGAAATAATGCGTGCAGAAAACCAGAGAAAACGCCGCAAGGCTAAAAAAGCTGGTAAAAATATTAAGGGCAAGGACTATGACCACACCAAGAAGAAGTTTGTGTCCGTAAAAGCTAATCGAGGTGGTCACGGAAAAGGAACTAAAAAAAATAATTGCAAATAAAAACATATAATGGCAAGAATAAGTACATATACAATTGACAGTAGCATCGACGGAACTGAGTTTTTGTTAGGTAGAGAGGCTGACGGTACAACAAAGCAGTTTTCAATGAGTGCGCTGCAGACGTACTTAGCAACAGCTATATCACCCACAACAGTATTCGCAACTATAGACGTAAACGGTGGTACAATAGACGGTGCTGTTATTGGAGGATCATCTGCAGCTGCAGGATCTTTTACAACAATATCAGCAAGCAGCAATGCTACTATAACTGGTAACGCAACAGTAGGCGGAACACTAGGAGTTACAGGCGTAACAACATTAGTTGACGTAAACGTAACTGGTGAAATAAACTTCGATGGCGGACCTGGAACAGCAGGTCAATACTTACAGTCGTCAGGTGATGGCGTAACTCCGGTTTGGGACACATTAAGTTTAAATGATTTATCTGATGTACTTGTTGCTGATAACTCTTTATACATTGGGCATGATCCCACAGCTACAGACAGTACGGCTCAGTATAACATTGCAGTTGGTGCTACAGCTCTTGACGCAATAACTACAGGTGATCAAAATATAGCTATAGGACATAACGCTCTTGGAGCATCAACAACTTCTGCGGGTAATGTTGCTATTGGATATGAAGCAGGTAAATCTATAACTACTACTTCAGGTAAAACCACTTTAGTCGGTTATAATGCCGGTTTAGCTGTTACATCAGGATCTGGATCTACAGCGTTTGGATATTCTGCATTGGAAGCAAATACAACTGGTAATTACAATACTGCTATTGGTAAAGACGCATTTCAAACACTTAACACAGACGGAGGTAATGTTCCAGAGCATAATACTGCTGTAGGTTATGAATCCGGTAAAAATGCTACATACGGAGATAAAGGTACTTATATAGGCTCAGAAGCCGGTAAAGCTGTAACTACAGCCAGTAATAACACATTTGTTGGAGCGCTAGCAGGTGTGGCTACCACTACAGGAGCTAACAACACTGCTATTGGTACAGAAGCAATGGACACAAACGTCTTAGGTTCTGACTCTGTAGCTGTAGGTTATCAAGCATTGTTTACATCTAATGTATCAAGCGCTAGAAACGTAGCTGTTGGTAGTGGAGCTGGAAAATACACTTCCACTGGTACTGGCAACGCTTTTTTAGGTTATAACGCTGGAGCAGCAAATACAACGGGATTAACAAACGTCGCTATTGGCTCTGGCGCTTTACCCAACAACACCACTGGTAGTCAAAATATAGCTATAGGTAACGATGCTCTTATGTCTAATAGATTTGGTAGTAAATCTGTAGCAATAGGCGATAGTTCTTTACAAATTCAAGAGCCTAGTGGCGCGGCAGACATTTATAATGTTGCAGTTGGTCATGGTTCAGGTATATCAATTAGCACAGGAGTACAAAACACTTTACTAGGTGGTTTAGCAGGTGATGCGCTTACAACTGGATCTGGAAATACAGCCTTAGGTTACAATATTGCTTTTTCTGCAGTAGGCGCAGCTAATCAAACAGTAATAGGTAACGGAGCTGCTGGCCATGCAGATAACGTGGTTGTTATTGGTAATGCAGCAGTAACCGCAATACATCCAGGTGATGATAACGGCGTAGACTTAGGATCTACTTCTTATTCGTTTAAAGATGCGTATATACAAGGTAGCTTAAAAATTGGTGATACTTCAGGAAGTACATACTTTCAATTTCCAACTGCTACTGGTACATCTGGTCAGGTATTACAAGTACCGTCTTCTGGTAACGTACTAGAGTGGGGTGATGCTTCAAGTGCCGGTAGTAGTGGCGTAGATTTTGTTAGTCAAGATACATCTTTATTAGTAGGACATTTAACAGCACCGTCTGGAACTGCTGAATTTAATGTCGGCCTTGGTTTAAGTGCTTTAGATTCTTTAACTGATGGTGATAATAACACTGCTATAGGTCATTTAGCTGGAACAGCTTTAACAACTGGGGCTCAAAACGTTTTTGTTGGGTCTGAAGCTGGTCAAAATATATCTTCTGGCACGAAAAACGTTGCTATTGGATTTGAAGCTTTAGCTACATCCTCGAACGCAGCAAAAGTTGTAGCTATAGGTTATGAAGCGCTTACAGCTGTATCAGCTCAATTTCCTAACTCTGTAGCCGTTGGATATCAAGCTGGCTACAGACAAAATAGCGGGACTGATAATACATTTATAGGTTATCTTGCAGGTGCAAACGGTCAGTCATTTGCGAAAAACACTGTAGTAGGTTCTGGGGCTTTGTATAATGAAATAGTTGGACAAGAAAACGTAGCTATAGGTTACAATGCTCTTGTAGCTCAAGCATCAGCTTCAGCTAGTAACTCTAAAAACGTTGCTGTAGGTTCTCAAGCTGGTCTTAGTAATACAGACGGCCATTTCAATGTATTCTTAGGAACATTAGCTGGTAACACAAACACAACTGGTGATAGCAGCATTGTAATTGGTTATAACGCGGAAAAAAGTTCTGCTACTACGGACAATGAAATAGTTATAGGTTCTGCAGGCGCTGGTTTAGGAGCTAATTCAACCGTAATCGGTAATACTTCTACAGTTAATGCAAAAGTTTTTGGACTTAGAACACCTGTTACGGCTATTACAGATGATACATCGTTAACAGCTAACGACTCAGGTGAAACTTTTGTATTTAATGATACAGCCGCCACGTTTACTTTACCAGATTCAGGCGGTGGTGATTTAACTGGAGTATATTTTCACTTTATAGTATTAGACGATACTGCTGGTACTAAAAGAATACAATGCGCTGATTCTACAAACGAAGACTTAATTGGATCTGTACTTACTGTAGATACAGATACTTCTGATGCTAATGCTTCTTTTGCAACTCAAGTTGCAGATGAGTTTCATCAAATAACATTTAATGGTACTACAACAGGTAGAGCCGGTAGTAAAGTAACAGTTACAAATATAGCTGCAGATAAATGGCATGTTGAAGGTACATTGTTATGTACTGGAGCTCCTGCTACACCATTTTCATAATTAAATTATGGCTTTTAAAATGAAAACTATACCAGAAGTGCTTGGCTTTAACGCTGAGCACTCTGAGCAGAAGTCTATAGTTTTCGAACGTGATCTACCTAAAAAAGTATGGGGTATGATAGATATGAACGGTGTTATAGAGATTAATAAAAATCTTAGCGCTAGACAAAAAGCTAAAGCTGTAATGCACGAACGCTTGCATTTGCAGCAAATAAGAGACGGTGTGTTGAAGTTTGATATGAACAAGTATCAATACAAGCCTAAAGGTAGTAAAAAAATGGTAACAATACCTATGAAGCATATTGATACTAGAAGAAGAGATCTTCCTTGGGAAAAATCAGTAGAACAAAAACTAAAAGAAATATATAAACGTAAAAAATAATATTATGCCTGGATATGGACACTCAGACAAAAAACCTAAAATGATTATTGATACTAATAAATTAAAAGATTCAAGTAAAAAAGCTTTACTAGAAGGTGTTGCTAAAAAAGCAATGATGTTTAAATCTCCTAAAATGGTAGATGATATTAGACCTAAAATGGCTATGCCTAAAATGGTAGACAGTAGTAATTTTCCAAAAATGGCTCAAGACATGGCTAAGGCTATGGATTACAATAGCAGCAAGCCTATGATGTACGGTGGTGATAAGCCTAAAATGGATCACGGTAAAGCTAAAATGCAAAAGCCAAAAGCTTACCACGATAAAAAGTAATTATGCCAGCTAAAAAACCTACTTGGAAAGATTCTAAGTATGCAGATGCTAAAGGTAAGTTTAAAGATTTAAAACCAGCAGCGCTTGCTACTTGGCTTATTAAATCTCGTCGCGGTAACAAAAGAGCTATTATTGGTAGCTTAAATCAGCAAATTGTTTTTAATAGAAACAAAAGGCCTAGTTATGCACGTAAAATGATTACAACTAGAAATATAGTAAATAAAAGATTAGGTACTAAAACAAAAAAATAATGAGTATAGAGCAACGTAGAATTACGCGACTTAAAAAAAAGAAAATAGCTAAGTTTCAAAAACTAGTAAAAAACAAAGCCGCCGAGTTTAAAAGAAAAGATGATCTTCTTAGAATAATCGTGCCTATTATAACTGGGAGCAAAAGTGGGGTTAGTTTAGAAAAAATAATCTCTACTCTGCAGAAAAAAAATTCAATTGTTATGTCTGCTAGTGCAATTGAAAGTATTTTAGCTCCTGACCTTAAAGCAGGTAAATTTAGAAGAACAACAGATGGTGAAGGCGTAGAGCCAAGCGAAATAATTTATAGTAAAGCTGGCAAATAATAAAAACAAAAAAGTAACATGAAAGTAAAAGCACCAAAAGGCTACCACTGGATGAAGTCTGGTAAAGGTATGCCTAAGTTAATGAAAAACCCTGCTGGCGGATATAAACCACATAAAGGAGCTAGTCAGTCTTTTAACTTTCCAATGCAGAAAGTACATAAAAAATAAACCCTGCTCGGGTAAGAGCAAACCAAATAATAATAATTAAAACCAAAACCAATGACGTTTTTTTACCAGACTCAATCGTGGAGTAGTCAACCACAAATATCCGATGAAACCAAACAATTATGGGAGCATGTATCTAATAAAGCCAGTTGGCGAATAGTGCAGCTACCTAATGGATTTTATCAAACCGAGTACCAAGACCCTAATAAAGAGACTTGGATCGACGTTACTCGTCGAGAAACTATTGAAGGCGCTGAGCAAGCAATTGACAGTTCAGTTGAGCATTACACGAAAAAGCTCGACTATTTAAAAGGCCCAAAAGTAGTTAAAACATTTAAGTAGTAATTTTAATTTAATCTAATTTAATTCAATGCAAAACTCACAAGAAATAGTGAAGCACTTAAACTTTGGTAGCGATGCCCAAGACAAAGTGTTCGCTGGTATTACCAAATTGACACAAGCCGTTAGCTCTACACTGGGAGCTAGCGGTAAATGTGTAATCTTAGAAGACTTCATGGGAAGACCCATGATAACTAAAGATGGTGTAACTGTTGCTAACTCAGTTAACTTACACAATCCAGTAGAAAACATAGGTGCAACCTTAATAAAAGAAGCAGCTAGAAAAACAGTAAGCGAAGCTGGTGACGGTACAACCACCGCTACAGTATTAGCTCACTCAATACTAGAAAAAGCAAAAGGCTATGAAAGCTCTCTAAGAGATATTAAAAACGATATAAATAAATCATACGAAAAAACTGTAGAGTACTTAGATAAAGTATCTATACCAGTTGAAGGCGATATGATTGACCAAGTGGCTACGATATCATCTAACAATGATACAGAGCTAGGTTCTATTATAGGTGAAGCGTTTAAGAAAGTAGGTAAAAACGGTACAGTTTTTATGAACTCAGACGGCGCTGAAGAAACAAGTGTTGAAGTTGTATCTGGTTCTCAGATAAATCAAGGATTTGCTAATCCAAACTTTGTGACAGATGTAACTAAACAAAATGTAACACTAGAAAAACCTCTAGTACTATTGGTGTCATCACCAATAACAACGGTAAGAAAAATACAAACAGTATTAGAATATGCCGTACAAAACAACAGAAGCATACTTATAATCGGTGAACTAGAAAAACAACCGATGAGTGCTTTGGTTATGAATAAAATTAAAGGCAATATAAAAGCTAATGTAGTCGCACCTCCAGGATTTAACTTCTGGAAAAAAGACTTTTTAGATGATATTGCTGCAGTAACTGGTGCTACTCATATCAACGAAGAGTTTGGAGATGATATAGATCTTATAACTCCTGATATGTTAGGTGAATGTGAAAAAGCTGTATCAGACAATAAGTCTACAGTTTTAAAAGTAAAAAGCATACCAGAAGCTGCAAAAGAAAGAATTAAAGCTATAGAGGATCAACTCAATAGCGATACACCCAGTTTAAAGACCGAAAAACTACAAGAGCGCTTAGGCGTATTATCAGGAAACGTGGCGGTTATAACTGTAGGTGCTAACTCTGATGTAGAACTAAAAGAAAAGAAAGATCGTGTTGATGATGCGATTCACGCTACTAAAGCAGCGGTAAAAGAAGGTATAGTACCTGGTGGTGGTATAGCTTTACTTAATGCTGCGCAAAAGCTAAACGGTAAAACTGAAGGTGAAAAAATATTTATAGAGGCAATTAAATCGCCTTATAAAACAATACTAAACAATGCTGGTTTAGACACAGATATACTTACAGGTAAAAAAGGCTGGGGTATAGATGTAGTTACAGGAAAACCAGTTAGTATGATTAAAGCTGGTATTATAGATCCAGTATTAGTTACTAAAACTGCATTAAAAAACGCAGTATCTGTAGCAACTACGATACTCTCAACTGATTGTGTAATTAATAACATGAGAGAGTAATGAAAGCTATAGGTATATTTTTAGTAATAGAAGAAATAAAAGAAAAGCCCACTAAAACAAAAGGTGGGCTGCTTTTGACAGACAAGATTAAAGAAGACATAAGATACCGCAAAGGTATTATTAAATCTGCTGGAGATCTGGTAAACGGAGTTAAAGCAGGTGATACTATATATTATGACAAACATGCTGGCTTTAATATAGAAATAGACGAACAAGTTCTATTAGTTATAAAGCAGCAAGATGTCGTTATAGTTCTATGAGAAAGCTAGAGGCCAAAGACATTAAAGATATTGGCTTGTTTAAGCATTATCGCATCGTAAGAAAATGGGCTTGTAAAAACAATAACCTAAACGATGCTGATCTAGAGCTTTTAATTTATTTTGACTGTATGGATTTATTCACGCGTCAAGACTTTTTAAACGGTACTTATACATATTCTTGGGATAAAAGAAGATGGCAAAGGCTCGTAAGAGAAGGTTGGATAACAGTGTGGAGACACAAAAATAATACAACACAAAAATACAGCTTGTACAAAACCTCGGTTAAGTGCAAGCTTTTAATAAACAAAATATATAGAATATTACTAGGTCAAGAAGATTTACCTACAAGTAAACAGCGTAATATTATTATGCAAGGTAAAACTTATACTGACAAAGTAATGAAAAAAGCAATAGAACTAATTAATAAAGATAAAACTAGATAAAATAAAAACAAAATGGCATACGGAGATATCATAGGCAGTGCTCACATTGCAAACAGTCAGTACAGGGAACAAAACGGTGTAGAAACTGTTAATAGAGCTGTTGTACTAAAAGATGCAAGTACTAAAGGTAGTGCTGCAATAAATTACCTAAGTAATCACTTAAACTTAGGACAACTAACAGACGTTGAGGCTTCTAACAGAGCTGGTTTATACGTTGGAACACAAGGAGACATTTGTGTATTGCTTTCTGGACAAAGCGCGCCTATATCAACTGGTACAGCTGATACTAACACGGCTAATAAGCTAATAGATTCTACTGCTAATTTTACAGTAGATAATGTTCAGTTAAGAGACATAGCAGTAAACACTACAGACGGCGGCGATTTTGCAGCATTTGTAGGGGCTGTTGATAGCGCAACCTCTTTAAGTTTAAAAGACGTTTCTAACGCAAACTCTGATAAGTTCCCTGACGGAAATGAAACATATGAAATATACAGAGCTGTATTATTTCAAAATGTAGCAGCAGGATCATTATTACCAATACAAGTAGATAGAGTTTTTAAACTTGGTACTACTGCGGACGATATTATAGCACTTTACTAATATGCCTATTCTTGGATTAAACCCTTTAATGACATACTGGACTAATATGCAAAGTTCAGACGTAGTGTTAGGCGGATTTGCCTTGACGTGCGATAATGCAGAAATACTATGCGACTCTACACTGTTTACGTGGGATCAAACCATAATGTAAAAAAATTAAAAAATAAATAATAAAAAATGGCTGAAATACAAACAATTAATATAGGCTCTTCTGCTAATGATGGTACCGGAGACACAATTAGAGCCGGTATGGACAAGGTTAATGACAACTTTGCAAATTTTAAAATAGAAGGTACTAATTTTACAGGAAGCGTTATTATTGGTCATAGTACCACTGGAACTCTTAATGCAGCCACTGGTAATACCGGTATTGGTATTTCTGCTTTAGACGCTATTACAGAGGGTGACAATAACGTAGCCGTAGGTAATGGCGCTCTTACAAGCCTTACCACTGGAGCTGATAACGTGGTTTTAGGTAGCGCTGCAGGCGTTGCTTTATCAACAGGTAGCTTTAACGTTGCTGTTGGTAAAGGCGCTTTAGCTTCAGAAGACGGTCACGGTAAGAACATAGCTATAGGTTATTCCGCTTTAAATACTATAAACGCTGGTGTAGATGCTCATAACATTGCTATAGGTTACAATGCTGGTTTAAGTATTTCAACAGCTGTAAGAAACACTTTAGTGGGTAATTTTGCCGGAGACGCTTTAACAACTGGCCTTTACAATGTGGCTATAGGTTATGGCGCTTTAAGTGCCGAAGATGCACACGGTAGAAACGTCGCTATTGGTTTTTCGGCTTTAGCTGCTCAAAATGCTGGCGCTGACGCTTACAATACAGCAATTGGTTATAATGCTGGTTTAAATGTATCAACAGGTCTTTATAACACCATAATAGGCGGCTTAGCAGGTGATGCGTTGACTGGAGGTGGTTATAATGTTGCTATAGGTTATAGTGCTCTTTCTACTGAAAATGGTCATGGTACAAATGTTGCTATAGGTTATCAAACATTAAAAGATTTAGACGCAGGTCAACACGCTTACAATGTTGCTATAGGTTACAATGCTGGTGTTGCCTCTACTACAGCTGTTAACAACGTGTTAATGGGTTCTTTTGCCGGAGACGCTTTAACAACTGGTAGTAATAATGTAGCAATAGGTTATGAGGCATTAAGCACTGAAGACTCTCAAGGTTCAAGCGTAGCTGTTGGTTATCAAGCTTTAAAATCTCAAAATACTGCTGCTAGTGCTTTTAACATTGCCGTAGGTTATCAGGCTGGTAGAGTAATGAGCACTGGTGTAAGAAACGTGGTAATAGGTGCTTTAGCCGGTGATGCTATAAGCACGGGAACAGATAATACAGCATTAGGCCATTTGGCTCTTTCGTCAGAAAACGATGGAGGTATGAACACAGCTGTAGGCTCTTATTCATTATTTTTTGCAAATTCAAGTGGAGATGCTTATAACACAGCTATTGGCTATGGAACTGGAAGGTTAATTACAACCGGTATAGAAAATACTCTCGTAGGAGGAGAAGCAGGTGACGCTTTAAGCATTGGTAATTACAACGTGGCTTTAGGTCGTCACGCTTTGTCAACTTCTTCTGACGGTGATTACAATACAGCTATTGGCTACAAAGCGCTAGAAGATTACGAAGACGGAGACGGTAATGGTTTTAATACAGCTGTTGGATCTGAATCTCAACAAAATGCTACTACAGGAGAGTTTAACACTAGCTTAGGTTCTAAAACTATGGACACTGGTGTTGTGACTGGAGATGGTAATATTGTTATAGGTTATCAAGCTGGTAGAGCTATAACCTCTGGAGGTGAAAATGTTTTAATTGGAAGACAAGCTGGTAATGCTTTAACAACAGGAGCTTCAAATGTTGCTATTGGTAGATATGCATTAGAAAATGAAGATGGTCATGGTAATAATACTGCTGTAGGCTTTAAAACCTTAAGAGATCAAGACGCTGGAGCAGATGCTCATAATGTAGCTGTAGGTTATACAGCTGGAGAGAACATGACAACAGGTACTAATAACGTGTTAATGGGTGCTTCTTCCGGTGATGCATTAACAACAGGTTCTAATAATATTGCTGTTGGTCGAGGAGCCTTAAGTGCAGAAGACGCACACGGGCGTAATGTTGCCATTGGTCGAGATGCGTTAAATGCACAAGACGCTGGCGCTGACGCTTACAACATAGGCGTTGGGTATTATGCCGGTAAAGCCATTACAACAGGTGTAAGAAACACTATAATGGGCGGGCTTGCTGGTGATGCTTTAACTACTGGTGGTAGTAATGTAGCTATAGGCTTTCAAGCAATGACCGCAGCCGTATTTGGAAGCAACAGTGTAGCTGTAGGTCACACTGCTTTAACAGCTATGATTCCTAGTGATGGCGCCAATGTTTACAACACGGCTGTTGGTTATCAAGCAGGTAAAGCTGTTACGACAGGTCTTAATAACACTATATTAGGTGGTCAAGCAGGTGATGCTTTAACAACCGGAGATAATAACATAATAATAGGTTACGCTGCCGCTGCATCTGCTGTAGGTGTTGATAATGAAATAACTTTAGGTGATTCAAACATATCAGCCATTAGAGCGCAAGTAACTTCTATAAGCTCTTTGTCAGATAAACGCGATAAAAAAGATATTGAAGATTCTGTATACGGATTAGATTTTGTAGACAGTTTAAAGCCTGTAACTTTTGAGTGGGACCAAAGAGATGGTAATAGATCAGGCGTTAAAGACGTAGGATTTATTGCTCAAGACTTGCAAGAAGTTGATGACGAATATACAAGATTAGTATATGAAAGTAATCCTGAAAAGCTAGAAGCAACTTATGGTAGGTTAATACCTATCATGGCTAAAGCTATACAGGAGCTTTCTGCTAAAGTAAAACAATTAGAAAATAAATAATAAAAAACAAAAAAATGGAGTACACGCAAGAAAAAGCAACAATTGACGTAGCAGCATCAGTAGATAATATTGTAATCTGTGAAACTATTCAAGCTATATCTGAAGCTGATAGAGACGAAGATCAAGTTGGAGATTTATTTAGAAGTGAAGGGCATTTAAGATTAAAAATGGCTAAACCTTTATTTGTATCTACACTTTCTACAGATCAAGCAAATCGTATAGCTGCTTTAAATTTGTAATATAAAATGGCTAAACTTAACAAAAAATCTATGGCTTGTAATAAGCCTAGAAGAACTCCTAAGCACAGAACTAAGTCTCACGTAGTGAAGGCTTGCTCTGGTGGTACAGAGAAAATTATTAGGTTTGGTCAGCAAGGTGTTACAACGGCTGGCAAGCCTAAAAAAGGTGAGTCAGCAAAACAAAAAGCAAGACGCAAAAGCTTTAAAGCTAGACATAGAAAAAACATAGCTAAAGGTAAGCTAAGTGCGGCTTACTGGGCTAATAAAGTTAAGTGGTAATGAGTAAACCAAAAAAGAAATTTAAAGACACTACTGTCGGTAAGCTTTTAATGGGAGCTGCTAGCGTAATAAATCCAACTCTTGGTAATGTTTTACAAGGTGTTATGTCACCTAAAGAAGCTATTGCTGAGATAACAAAGGCTGACGTAAGTGTAGAAGATAAAATAAAATTACAACAACTTATATACGAGCAGCAGAACAAAGAAATAGAAGCCATAACAACTCGTTGGCAAGCAGACTCAATGTCTGATTCTTGGCTTTCAAAAAATGTACGCCCTTTGGTATTAGTATGGTGTATTACCATATTTTCTTTAGCTGGTATATTAGACAGTGTTGAAAGTATACCTTTTCAAATAAATTCGTTATGGAACGATACTTTTGAAAAAGTAATGATGGCGGTTGTTTTAGCTTACTTTGGTGGGCGCACAACAGAAAAGGCCACAAGTTTGTTTAAAGGTAAATAAACCTTATTATAAGTGATTAGTATATAGTAAATTAAATAATAATTAAATCAAATAAAAATGAGTACTAAAATAGAAGAAAAAGAGTTAGAACAACTAGTAGCACAACAGTCAGTTAAAGCTGGATTAATTTCAGATATTGGAGCTGTAGAAGCTAGAAAGCACGAACTGCTACATGCGTTTGCAGAAGTTGCAACTAAGTCAAAAGAGTTAAATGAAACTCTAGAAGAAAAGTACGGTAAGATTACAGTAAATCTTGAAGACGGATCTTACGAAGAAATAGTAGAAGAAGATGGCCAAGCTGATTAGAAAAATTAGTATTGGCGCTGATTATAAAAATGAAGCAATGCATTACTCCGTAGGCCAGCAGGTTTACGGAGGTCATTGCATATCTGATATATTGCACGATCAAAAAGACGGATCATATAATATATACATAGAAAAAAACAATGAAGTTATACCTTGGAAAAAGTTTAATTCCAATATGGCTATATCAATTGAATATAATTTAGAATACTAATGCAAAGTTTATACAGCTTCATTATACAGCCAAAAAACGGCAGGTATACAAATGAAGTAGAAGTTGGTGATAAAAAACTAATTGTTAACACAACAATGGACGATCACAAGTTTGTTAACCGAGTGGGTGTTGTAATGTCAGTACCTTTGATTGGTGATACAGATTTAAGCGTTGGAGACGAGGTTATAGTTCATCATAACGTGTTTAGAAGGTTTTACGACGTAAGAGGTAATGAAAAAAATAGTACTTCGTATTTTAAAGAAGATATGTACTTTTGTTATTACGATCAAATATTTTTATATAAACATAACAACCAGTGGAAAGCACCTGGTGATTTTTGTTTTGTAAAGCCTATACTTAAAAAAGAAAAACAAATTATAAGCGATGAGAAAGAGCAAAAACGTATTGGTATACTAAAATACGGTAATAGCTCGTTAGAAGCGTTTAAAATACACGAGGGGGATCTAGTTGGGTTCAGCCCTAGCAGCGAATATGAGTTTATCATAGATGAGAACAGATTATATCGCATGCGTACTAATGATATTACAATTAAATATGAATACAAAGGAGACGAAGTTGAATATAATCCAAGCTGGGCAAAAGGCTGTGGACGAACTTATTAAGGTAGCTAAGGAACCTATTGTAGATTCAGGAGATGACATAACAGCTGACAGACTTAAAAACGCTGCAGCCACTAAAAAGCTAGCTATATTCGATGCGTTTGAAATACTAACTAGAATACAGCTTGAAGAGGAAATGTTAAACGAAGAGCCTAAGAAAGAAACTAAACAAAAAACTTTTAAAGGCTTTGCTGAAGGTAGGTCAACATGAGTTACAAACAAACTCTAGTAAAAATACTAAAAGACCACGTAAAAGCCAAGGTATTAAAAAATAAAAATAGATACAAGAAGTGGGAGTACGGATATAACAAAGAATACGACATGGTTGTTATATCTAAAACAGGTGAGATAGGCGAGGTATATGAAATACAAAACCTTAAAATAGCTTTACCAAAACCTGTAAATGTAAAAAAATTTAAATCTAACTCTTGGCAACATACCGAATATCCTAAAAATCTTCAAAGAATAAAGTCTGTATTTGATTGGGAAGAATATCCTGAGGAATTTAAAGAACAATGGTATGATTACATCGATAACGAATTTACTTACAGAGAAAAAGGTTTTTGGTTTTACAATAAAGATGTTGCTACTTACCTTACTGGTACTCACTACATGTACCTGCAGTGGAGTAAAATTGATGTCGGTCAACCGGACTTTCGCGAGTCAAATAGATTATTCTATATATTCTGGGAAGCTTGTAAGGCCGATGCTCGTTGTTACGGATTGTGCTACCTTAAGAATAGACGATCTGGATTTTCATTTATGGCATCAGGCGAGGTGGTTAACCTGGCAACCATATCCTCTGACTCTAGATATGGAATACTATCTAAGAGTGGACCAGATGCGAAGAAGATGTTTACGGACAAGGTGGTACCAATATCGGTTAATTACCCCTTCTTTTTCAAGCCGATACAGGACGGTATGGACAGACCAAAGA